CTGATGCAATGTCTTTGTTTGAAATTTCTGAAGTTTCGGTGTTTATAGTCAAAGTATGGTTAGTAGCCATTGCTATAGAATGAGCACCCGCCCAAACCATAAGTTTACCGCCTTCTATGATTTTAGTCTGATCAGCTTGTGTTGTTGGCATAGTATATTAAATTAATTAATTTTATAGTTTGTAAGATAGTTGACTTGCTGTCTGTACGCGTCATTGTTGAAATCTTCGTTCATCGAGTCAAGTCTGAAAGAACTGGATTCCAGAATATCACGGCAGATTTCCTGAATCTGTGTGACTTTTATATAGTCTTTCGCATATGCGGTCAATGAAACAGTTATGGCGTCGTAAATCCTTCCGTCTTTCGTATAAGCAGGAAGAATGCTCTCTATCTTCATTATAAGGTATGGATAAAGAGTGTTTTCTTCGGCCACTATCGGAAAAATCCTGTCTCCGACTATGGCTGTCAGATCAGAATTGTTCTTCAATTTGTCGTACAGATATGATATTACTGATATTCCCGTCATTTCTTGTTCCAGATATTCTGAATTGCTTTTCCCAATTCTTCGTTTAATATATTTATCGCTTTGGATTCTGTTGAATTCCTGGCGTTTCTGAAAAAATATTTCCCTTCAATTCTGCCCGTGAAATGGTCTTTTCCGTTTTTTGACTTGTACGACCTGTCTTCCGTTCCGTTTTCAAGGAATCTGAGGACATAATTGCTCATTATATTGACAGAACCACCTGAACCGTCCTTGTAGACTATTTCACGCACTCCGTTTCGTGGTGTAAGGTCAGGATATCTCCTGTTTCTTTGGTCAAGCGGAATTCCTTCTGCTGCCATCTGTTTCAAGGTGGCTTCTTTCACCAGCTGAAGCGCTTTTCCGGAAGCCGCTCTCTGGGCCTTGATCCTCTCATCTCCTGAAAGTTCCTTGAACTTTTTCATTAAAGGCCTTATGTCTAGTTCAAAATTAGTCATTGTACAATGTCGTTTGAATAACCATTTCGTTTCTCTCTTTGGACTTCTCTATGGAGGTTATAATCCATCTTTTATTGTCATATTCTATGAGCATTTTCTCGTTTAACGTATAATAAGGTCTGGCTGTGAAAGTCTTCGAATAGTCGTTTATAACTTCGTCGTTCAACACAACCCTGGCACCTGACCTGTATTCCACGTTAACCCACATCATGAAGAGGAATTCGTAAGTCTGCACCTTTTCACCGAATTCATTCCGTGAAAGCTGTGGCACAAAAACCGCTACTTTTTCTTTATACATTCCTGCCTGCATGGTGAGAATCAGTTAAATTTTGAGATAGGATCATAGTTCTGGTACAATGCCAGAAGGTAATTATAAGCCAAAGGAAGTTCCGTTACAGAGGTGTACGAGACAGAATTTCTGTTGTCGTAGAAATTTCCTACAAGGAGGAGCATTGCCTGCTTAAGCGGTGTCGGAAGCTCTCCTTTTTCAAGAAGAGACTCTATCGGAGAATCAATGTGTTTGATGACTGCCGCCTCTGCTGCTTCCCCTATAGAAACAAGAGTTTCATCTTCATCATGCCAGGTATCGTCCAAGCGGAGATGCTGTTTTATGTCATGTAAAGTTAAGTAATTCATTAGTTGTAGGAAATAAATCTGTTTTTGGAAAATATCTAAGAGGTTTTTAGGCCTCTTAGATATTCGGTGTTATTCAGGTATTATTGCAATGACATATAGGTGAAAGCTTCAGGTCTAACAACTTTTGCGTCAAAGAAGGCATTGATAACCAATCTGACTTGACCTGAGGCAGCTTTCGTATAAGGATCTACAACCAAGTCGATACCGCCCCATTGACCGATTACGAGATTGTTGAAATCACCGTAGATAGCTTTTGTTCCTGCGACATTGCTGGTATTGTAAACCTTAGTTCCGTCTAATTCATTGCCTTCATAAACAAGTTCAGTATGCTTGCCGCCTTTGTCCATTGAACGAACAATGGCTTTAGCTTTGTTAGACATCACGTAAACGCAAGGACCGAATACATTAGCGTCTTCTACGTCTGCTTCTTTGTTGCAGAGACCGCGGTAAGTGCTTACGTCTGTGATAGTAGCATCGTAGAACATACCAGCAGGTTTGTTTGCGCCTGCAGCAGCATCGCCTAAGATAGTCTCTTCTAACTTAGAGTTGATAGCAGCGATGATGTCATTCTTAATCATTTGCTCAGCTCCTATACTATCTTGGACAAGAAATTGTTTCGAAATATCGATGTAACAACTGAGTCGATTGGGTTGTAACTTAACTGATGTGAAACTAACGCTAGCGTCTTGAGCATCAGCTATTTCCGCCTCCCAAAAACAAGAACTTTTTTCCATCACAGGCACCTGTATATCGCCGACAAGACCGGTCAGATATTTAGCGCCTGCCTGAATAAGAACATTCTTTGCACGGAGAGGACCCATTAAATCGAGGAATTCGGTCTCGATAACGTCATCATGTTCAGAAGTAACAGTGACTGTGTTTCTTTCCTCTACAGGAAGCTGAATCTGACCGCTGAACGATTGACCAGCTTTTCTCATTTCCTCAGCACCTGCTTTAACGACTGCCTGTGAAACAGCGTCAAGTGATCTGTTGTTAGCTATGTCATTGATAGCTTTGAGTAAACTAAATTGCTTTTTCATAGTACTATGTAAATTTCTTTTATTTTCTTCTTTCTCTTCATCTTCTTTTTCATCATCAGAAGATTTAGGTTTTTCCTCTTCATCTTCCAATTCTTCATCATAAGAGGCAAGGCGTTTTTTGAGTTCTTCAAGCTCTTGGTTAAGCTCTTTGATTTCCTCTTTATTCTTGTCGAATTCGTCTTGTTCCTCTTTAGTCATTTCGCGAATCTCTGTCTTGCAAAGATTGATGATATCCTTGCATCTTTCTTTAAGCTGAGATTTTTTGTCTAAAATTTCTACTGAGTTCATTATATTATTTATCTCTGAATTTTCTTATTTATTACACTTCCTCTACTGTCCAGCCTGATGGAATACCTGATGTTCCAGACGGAATTTCGACACCTGCTGCTTTTACAAATGTTCCTGTTGGCGAAACATTTTGGGTCCAGAATGAAAAACAATTACTCTCGTTAATAGTAGTAGCTAACATTTTTATATAATTAAGTGATGTACAACCAGAAAACATCCCAGAATAACATTTTGAATACAATGTCGTCGATAATAAATCAGGACCAACAATTAACTTCGTACAACCTGAGAACATCTGATAATAACATCCATCAACAGATGTTATAACCGGAAGAATTAACCTTTTAGCATTAACAACTGAAAAGTTTTTAAACAATCCTTTAAAAATATATTGTGGCCAATTTTCAAATTCGTCTACTAACGCAAAATCATCATTATATAATAATGACATTATATTACCATATATATTAAAATCTCCTGTAGAACTAAAAACAGAATTAACAGCACCGCCTGAATTTCCTGAATATCTAACTCCTGTCCCTTTCCATAAAATTTTATCTCCTTCTTTTATGTCACTAACTTGAATTGCTACGCTAGTATTCTTGTTTTCAGTGGTTATCCATGTTTCTCCGTCATCTATACTATATGAAACACTTGTTAGATTATTTGGAGTTATCTGTGATGGTATAGTTAAAGTTAAAGTACAATCCTCTAAAGCTTCAAATGTAAGATACATTTGTGTCAGTTCTTCCCTGGTTGGTTCTAAAGGTTTTCCCCATAATCTTTCGGGGTCTGAATTTACAACTAAAAGTCCCATATTATAAATCTTCTATTTCTTTTAATTTTGAGTCAAGTTCTGGATATTCCAGTAAATGGTAGGAACAGTCTGCGGAATAATTTGTTCACCTGTTTCCGGATCATGATACTCTATATCGATATATAAAGAGCCTTCTGATCCCAGCCCTGATTCCTGATAAGATTCTGCAGTCCATCCAGAGAAAGGCCAAAGAACCCAGCCATGTTCTTCTGAATCGTATTGTACAGATACATATCCCGTCAT